GGGTCGCTACTATCACCGTCATCATCAAAGCTAAAATCAAGCGCATCATCGTCGCTATCATCTTGGCTTTCGGCTTCTTCACCGTCGGCATCTTGCTCATCGTCTTCACTACCCTCAATGTCTTGCTCGTCATCTAACAGCTCGTTATCGACTTGCTCGGCATCTTCTTGATAATCTTGGTTGTCGTCGTCAAAATCTTCCACGTTTATATCTCCTCAGATTTATAGCATCTGGTAGCTGTTGGTTAATTTTTGGCAATAAAAAAGCCCACCGAAGTGAGCTTGATTTTTGTTTAGTTTTTTAATGCTGTTTTCTTGGCCTAGCGAGTCCGTTAAAAAAGCCATGCCTATTCATAGATAGGCGCTCTTTAATAACATTGTCGTGCTTTCTTCGCAGCGTCCTTTCTAACTCACCATCTGCTAATAACTCCTTAACAGAATCAACACTAAAACTAAAACACCAGCTGTCTTTATTACTACTAAAGACAATAGTATTATCATGTTTTTGTATCGACGTGCTGTAACCGTCCACGTTGAGCAACTTTCTAAATCTTAACTTTCGCGCTCTATTACGTGCAAACTGGCGCAGCCTCAACTCACTTTCGGCCATAGATTTTTGGTTCATAGCCATAATCAACTCCTTGTTTTAATAGGGTTATTATAGCACTAAACATCGTCATCACTAGATAACTTCTCGTCATCAGCTTTGATTTTCTTGTCCATTCGTATTAAAAAGTATTCGGCAATAAGTAGTAGGATTAGTTTCATTGTTAAAGCACGCCTCTAGTTCAGCTATCACCGTATTATCGTCAATTTCACCAAATCGAGCTTGACGCATAAAAAAAGACCTGCCTGACTTGTCAACGCGCAAGTATCTTTTATCAGGAGCTAGCCTTGCATAGCAGCCACTCAACTTTCCTGAGCGTCTGTTGCTAAGTTCACGACCTAAAACTATCATTCTGTCGGTTAATGCGTCACTACTCATCACATACCCTTATATTTCATCATCTCTTGATGAATACCTTTTCGCACCTCGGGATTATCTGTGTTTAGTCGGATATTGCCGTTTGCGTTCATTAGCAACCGACCATTTTCTATAGGATTAATGTTCATGTCGGGCGGAACACCCAAAAGGAACTTGATAAATTTAATCATTACATACCCTCCATCGGTGGCATATCAGGCATATCACCCATCATCTGCTCCATTTGCCCCATATCGGGCATAGGTTGCTCAGGCGGTGGCGTGACCTCCTGTTTGATTTGCTGCTCATTCGCTAATTGTGATTGTTGCATGGCTTGCAGTATAACCATCATTTCTTGCATGGTCTGCTGTGTTTGCTGCCGCTCTCTTTGCATCTCGAACAATGTCTTAGCTGTATCAGCGCGTGTTTCGTCAACCTCTGCAAGTACCTTTTGCGTATCAGCTTTCGCTTTCTCTGCGCCTGCAAGTGCTTTAGCTGCCTCAGCCTCAAAGTATTGCGTTTGTGCGTCAGGCGGCTGATTAGCGGCGGCTTGTTGCGCGGCTTGCATCTCTTTCGCTTCTTGTTCATCAGGCTCGACAATCCCCATGTTAATCAAGTTTTTGCGAGCATAACGGCTCAAGTCGTGCATACCCTCGCCATCTTGATTTGACAAGATAGTATTGAGTAGTGCTGCTTGCTGCTGCGGGTCTTGTATCATTGGCACAAGATTAAGCAGACGCTTGATTGTCTTATCGCGCTGTGTGCTAAACGCCTCACCAATATCAACGGTTACTTTGTACTTACCGCCCTGCATGTCATTTTCATAAGCAAGTGCGCCGTCTTTAATCGTTGGTTTATTGATAATGACTTTACTGTCGCTGTCATCATGCGTGACGCCTGACATTTCACGACCTTCTTCATCGTAAACATCCTGTGCCATTGATAGCCAAATGCGCCCAACATGAGCAATGGTCTTAGCAAAGTTATCAAGATAGATATATGCCTGAGCGTCAACCTTATCTTGCACCATTTCAACCGCTTCGGTCGATACGTTGCTTACTAACTGCTCACCGTTTGATTGGTTGCCTGTCAGCTCACCGATTAACGCACCGCTAGATTCAATCAATGCGCCCATTGCTTGCGGAATGACTGGCGCTTTGGTGTAAGCAGTTGGACCCACACCGACGACCTGACCGCTTGCATCTTTAGTAGCATTAACCGTCAAGTATGGTACACGGGCGACTTCTTTATTCGCCCATTGCTGCTCATGGCCTTTAATCTGCGCTGGCGTAAAGATTGGCAATTCATCTTGCGGACGACTTGCTAAATCAATCAAACCTGACATTTTAAGGTTAAATGCTATCTGAGCGTCACGAGATAAACCAACATGACCTTGCGTGACCTCTCGACCACTCACATACATGCGCTTGCCGTAGAACGGCGCTACGGGCAGATACTTACCTGCGATGACGCCTAGTTTTTCGACAATGCCGTCACCGTCTAAAACATAACCCTCGACCTGCTTACGCTTAACCTTTTTAACGAAGTCAATCTCAAAGCCTTGAGCCATGTAGTCATCTAATTGCTGATCGTAATCTTCATCGTCAGCATACAGCTTGATAGGCTCGCCGCCCTCGGGGTGTGACAACTTAGTGACTTCGACTTTCTTTTCTGTCAGCTCATAATGCTCAGCAACTCGTACATTGTCACCGTCAAGCCAATCAAAGCGATAACCTTGCAAGTCGTCAAAACTGGCAGGCTCTTTGTTGTACTTAGATTCAAACTGTGCCTTACTCATTGAGCTAACGATGGTTACATGCTTGGCATCTGCCTTATCATAACGACGGGCATTAGCATCCCAATAAACCATCGTGTCCGCTTCAAAGATAGGCTTGATGCGAATACGTTGATACTCGTCATCGTCACCATCTTCATCATCGTACTTAGCTTCAAGTAAGATTGCACCGATACCGCCTGAGATACCTTCCATGAATGCAGTAGAATAGGCTTCGTCAGCATTACTATCGCGTTCATCAGCCCTGAATAGCTGTTGCAAGTTATCGGCTGCGTCACTGTCGGCAACATCGTTCTGTGGTCTAAATTCAACGGTAAAGCGATTCTTTGCCCATTCATTGTAGATACGGACAACGCTAAGCTGAATCTTATTAAACTCAAACTTTGGACGACCTGCAAACTGCCTGCCAATATCGCCGTCCCACTGTGCGCCTGCTACAAAACAAAAGCGCCTATCATCATAGGACTGGCGCTGGTTGCCGTGTGATTGCTCATAGTCTGCATCAATACGCTCAAGCAAGCGTTCATGCAGTTTTTCGTTTTGCTTGCTCATAGTTTATTACCAATAATTAGTGACTATAGGGATTGGTGATGGCTTGTCGTATTCTTCTTGGTCGCTATTTGTTAGTTTGTCGGCAACAATGCAAAGGTATCTAAAACCGTCAGCGCCATGACTATACTCATCATGCACTGGTCGGCTTGGCTCGCCTGTTGCTTTACTTACGTGTCTGCGATAACGCTTTAAGCACTCAACTAGACGCATAACCCCTGCTGATTCTTTATTGAAGTAAATGCGGGGAAAAACCTCACGGCTGCGCCTAATGCCCGCCTCGACTTCCATATTTGGCGTCTGCATAACCTTGCGTCCTAGCGCTCGCATAACATCGGCGTCTGACTTACCTGACTGGTGACGCTTAGCAAAGCCATCATGCGGCAACCAATCATCACCCCAGTTAAGATTCATTGGCACAACATCGTTGGTCACATAATCAACCAGTGTGCGTCTGTTATCTTCAATGGCGTCAATGATGCGTATTTCTGACGCGAGCTTTTGAACAAAGATAATAAACATGCTGTCATTGAAGCCTAAGTCCCAAACCGTGTGAACTTTTAGCATTGGGTCATAAGGTAGTAGTGTAATACGCCCTTTTGCCTCTGACTCTGCTATCTGGTCAAAGTAAATCGCCCCCTCAACGGCAGGCATACACTTACCTTCCCATGTGTGCTCATACTCAGCAACGGACATGGCTTTCTTTGCTTCTTGTCGCTCGTCATTCAGCACATCAGGAAACCACGGGTTGTCATGCCAATTGACATCAATCGTGATTACATCGTCACGCTCACTGCTCGCAAGCTCATGAATCGGGTCAGTATCAAGCTGTGGGTTATAAGACACCCATATCTCTGAGTTTTCAGCACGTATCGTTGGCACCAAAGTAGTAAGCGACTTCTTTGTTATCGCTTGACCTTCTTCAATCCAGCATATATCGACGCCTTCAAACGATTTGATTGTGTCTGCGGTAATGTCACTCAAACCACTAAAGTAGATGCGTGTGCCATTCTTACCGCGTATCTCTGTGTCTAGCACCTGATAGAAGTTATCAAGGCCCATTGCAATGATTTGGTCTTTGAGCAATTGGTGGACCGACTGCTTGATTGACTTCTGCACTTCACGAGTGCATAAAATGCGAGTAGGTTTTTCACCGCCTCTGATAAGTAGTTTCTTAGCAATCGACCATGACTTGCCGCTACCTCGACCACCGCGAGCAAACTTATAGCGACACGGTTTATCGAACGCTGCAAACTTACTTGGAAACTCGACAACAACGTCACTCATAACGCACCACAATAGACGGGAATAACTCAGCACCGTCTTTGCCTGTTACCTCTGTTTCCTGCTTGTCGCTATAACCGTGCTTAGTCATCATCATCTTAGTAATAGGCGCGTTAAAATCACCTGATAGGCCGCCATTGACAAGCATTTTCTCTTGCGTGGCCTCAATTTTCTCTAAGATGTCCAAAAAGTCAGCACTTTTATCTTTATAGTTATAGACTGATGACCTTGAAATACCTAGATAACAAGACAGTCCTGCGATTGTAGGCACTAAGTCACCCTCGCTTCTAAAGACCACTAGATACTCAGCGGCCTTATTAATCAACTCAGGCGTCAGCTTTGTCGGACTTCCTATAACGCCATTAGACGTATCATCATTCATAACGCCCCCTAGCGTTCATCGGTATAAAAAATGCCCATCAAATCAATGTGGGCAAACTGGTTACTTCAATCTATCCATCTTATCAACAACAGCCTGTGCGCCCTTATAACCACGCTTGGCACGT